TTTAAAACTGATACATTAACTGAGGATCAATACGAGGAGAGTAAGAAGTTAAGTTTTAAATTATTATACAAAGACGATGAAGATTTATGTAGAAGTTATAATATTGATTTCTTTAATAAGGTATCTACATTAAAGAAAAAAGTTTGGGAAGATTTCAAAACTAACAAATATATTAGAAGTCACATAAGCAAAAGAAAATTACACATTGATGATGAAGACATGAATAAATCAAAATTATTCAGTTATTACATACAAATGTTAGAAACTGAAATTTCTATGCTATTTATATATGATGTGAATAGATTATTAGAATATAAAAAATCTAAAATAATTCTTTACACATACGATTCATTTTTGATAGATTATAATTTAGAAGATGGTTATGATTTATTAAAAGATATAAAACATTTATTAATAAATAGCAAGGTAAAGAAAGGTAACAACTACAAAGAAATGGAGCTGTTTAGCGTTTGATGCTGAAAAAAATTACATTATGAAAAAACAATTATTATGTACATTTACGGTAAATGATTCTCTGAGTCTAACAATAGACTACATATCAACGTATTTCAAGATATCCAATAATAAATTATATTTATATTGTGATCGAGACAATCCGCAGAGTCTTATATTAGTTTACAATATTGAAAATAATTTAAGAGATGGTTTGGCAAAGAACACAATATTGATTAATAGAAAAAAACAATCAAATACATTGTATACTATCAATGCTTTGAACTCATTGATTAAATCTATAAACAATGGAGTATTGGATAAGAACTTACAGATAGATTGGGATAACTATCAAGATAAATTGCTTATTATCAAAAAGACATCGGTAGAATTCGAAAATGAAGAAGTGTTAGAAGACAACTTAGTTTTAATAAATTTGGATTTCAAAAAATCAGTATATATTTAATTATTAACAAATTTCAAAGTTATGAGTATTAATTTCGATGCTATTCGAGCTGACATGAATCGCTTGAATAAGAAAACTTCAAAGGATTCGACAAACAGTGATCTTTTTTGGAAACCTGAGAAAGAGCACATTATTAGAATTGTTCCGTATCCGCATGATCCAACAGATTCTCTGAGGAGACTTTATTTTCATTACAATCTAACTGACAAGAGAATTTTATCTCCCATAACTTACGGATTAGAAGATCCGATTGTTCAATGGGCTAAGAAACTACAAGCTGAAGGTAGTAAAGATTCTTGGAAGAGAGGTAAGAATTTAGAACCAAAGCTTACAGTATTTGCTCCAATTATTATTCGGGGAGAAGAACATAAGGGTGTTAAATTCTACGGGTTTTCAGAAGCTGTTTACAAAGATTTATGCAAGTTTTTGAACAGCGGAGATTATGGAGATATTTCTGATTTGAATTCAGGAAACGATATCTACATTGAATATCACCCAAAAGTAGGAGATGGTTATCCAAGTACAACCGTAATGATTAAACCTAATAAGACTCCTGCATTTACAGATGCTTCTATAGGCAGCAGTGCTTTAGCAAGTATTCCTAAGATTGATGATTTGTTTAAAGTACCTTCAAAGGAGGAGTTGATTAGTATTTTAGAAAATTATCTATATCCTAACAAATCTGCTAATTTCTCTGAGCCTCAAGCAGTACCTGCTCCAACTATTGCAACTACTGCTAATGTGGTAACATTCCCCTCAGCAAGTCCAAATATTGGACAAAATACATCGGTATACGATGCTATGAGCGAGTTCGAAAGATTGTTAAATTCAAAATAATTTATAATGTCTAAAAAAAAGACTGAGGTTAGCGAACCATCAACTGTTAAAGACTTAACTAACTATATCAATAGTTTTTATAAAAAGAATAATGATAAAGTTGCTTTTTCTTTAGATGGATCTGATTTCAACCCATCAGATGTCACAGATTATATACCTTCAGGAAATGATATTTTAGACATTGTAATTTCAAATCGAAAAAACGGTGGTTTTCCCGTAGGGAGAATCACCGAAATTTCGGGAATGGAAGCATCAGGTAAATCTTTATTAGCATGTCATGCTCTAAAATCTACTATAGAAAAAGATGGCATAGCTGTATATATAGACACCGAGAATGCAGCAAGTGATGAATTCATGAAAGCTATAGGATTGGATTTGAAGAAATTAATTTATATATCCGAAAATGTTTTGGAGAATATATTTGAATTAATAGAAAAATTTATTTTAAAGCTTAGAGAATCAGATCCTGATAAATTAGTTACTATAGTTATTGACTCTGTTATGGGAGCAACTACTAAATTAGAAACTGAGACTAATTTCGATAAGAAAGGATTCAACACGAGTAAGTCTATTATATTGTCTCAATCTATGAGAAAGATTACACATTTAATAGGTAAGCAGAGAGTATGTTTAATACTGACTAACCAACTCAGGATTAATTTGAATATGCCACCAAACTCTCCTGATCATTATACAACATCGGGAGGTAAGGGTATTGCATTTCATTCATCTTTGAGATTGAGATTAGAACAGAAAAAGAAACTTTTTGTAGGTTCTAAGGAAGATAAGATAAAGGATTTCATAGGAGTAGAAACTGCTGTTCATGTTATGAAGAATAGATTAGCTCCTCCCCATAGAAAAGTTAAGTATAATATATACTATAATTCAGGAATGGACAATTATAATTCTTGGTTAGAGGAGATGAAGAATCACAAATTAGTTGATTTAAATGGATCTTGGTATACCTATAGAGTTGTTAATCCTGAGACAGGAGAAGTATTAGATACCATAAAATTCTTATCAAAGGATTTTTATGATAAAGTAATAGCAAATCCTAAGTATAAGGAATTATTGTATAATCAACTATGTGATGCATTGATATTTAAATACGAAAAAGATAGTAAAGTAGATATCGATGATCTCATAATAGAAGAAGACTTTGAAGATGAGTATTGATTCAACATTTGAAGATTTTTTAAAATTTAAAGAAAGTCAAATATCAGAACTCAAAGTTGATAATAAGATTTTGATAGTGGATGGCTTGAATCTTTTTATAAGAAACTTTCAAGCTGTCCCTATCATAGACTATCAAGGAGACCATGTTGGAGGAATTCTTGGATTTTTCAGAACATTACATAAAGCTATAGTAGATTATTCACCAACATCTATATGTGTAGTATTTGATGGGAAAGGAGGCAGTAGTAGAAGAAGGAAGCTACTTAAAGATTACAAGCATAGAGTTTTCAATTCGTCAAGTTTTAATAGATTTGATGATACGAGAGGCATTATAAATGAAAATGAATCTCAAAGAATGCAAGTAAATCTATTAGTAGATACGTTAGATATAATGCCTGTCAGAACTATAATTATGGATAATGTTGAAGCAGATGATGTTATAGCATATTTATGTAAGCAGATATATCCTAAAGAATCTTCAAAGATTATTATAAGTTCTGACAAAGATTATTTACAGCTTATAGATGATAAGATTTCAGTTTACTCCCATGAAAAGAAGATGTTGATAACTGAAAGTGATATGATTCCATTATATGGATATACTCCACTAAATTATTTAACATACAGATGTTTTACGGGAGATAGAACGGATAACATATCGGGACTTAAACAAGTAGGACAAGTTGGTTTAAATAAACATTTCAAATTAGATTCAGCGGATGAACATGTAACTATAGATGATATAATTGATATGAGTCAAGAGTTATATGATAAAAGTTCTAAAGCTAAAATATTTGAAAATATATTAAATCAAAAAGATACATTGTACAGAAATTACGAACTTATGCAATTGTTAGAACCTAATATGTCAGCTACTGCACGTTCTAACATAATGTCAATAGCAAGGAGTGAACTTCCTGAATTAGATGATACTAAGTTACAAAACACTTTTTCCAATATAGGATTGTGTAAAAATGAATATGATTTTTTATTTTGGAAAAATTATCTTAAAAATTTACAAAAATGAAAAACACTATAAGTAGTTACGGTAAAGATTTTGAATATAAGTTAATATCAGCATTGATAGACGATACTCCGTTTATTACTCAAATTTCTGATATTTTAAAACCAATTTACTTTTTCGGAAATGCATCCCAATGGATTATAAAATCCTCTTTAGATTATTATTTTAAATATAATAAATCACCATCATTTACAGTTTTAGGTACAGAGGTGGTAAAGCTACCTGAAACTCAGAGTTTGCTCAAACAAGAAATAATTGAGTATTTGAAGAGAGGTGAGGTGTTAAAGAATTCTCCTGATTTAGATTATATAAAAGAACAATCTATAGATTTTTGTAGGAATCAGGAAATAAAGAGAGCAATATTAGAATGTGTTGAATTATTAAATACTTCTGATTATGATGGTGTTAAGTCAACATTAGATGCAGCTTTAAAATCAGGGTTCACAAGAGACATTGGACATATCTATAAAGATCAATTTGAGGAAAGATATGCTGACAATTTTAGAAATACTGTTACTACAGGGTGGGAGTGTGTAGATGATGTTCTACAAGGAGGTTTAGCAGGTGGTGAATTAGGCGTTGTGATTGCACCTGCGGGTGCAGGTAAGTCTTGGGTATTATCTGCTTTAGGTGCTAACGCTCTCATAATGGGTAAAACTGTTATACACTATACATTAGAGTTAAATAGAATATATACTGCAAGAAGATACGATAGTATTATCACAGGGTTAAATAATTCTAATCTATTACTACATAGAGATAGGGTTGAAGACAAAGTAAAAACTCTCAAAGGCAATTTAATTGTAGAACAATTTCCTGCAAAGACTGCATCTATATTAACTTTAAAATCTCATTTAGATAGATGCATTGCACAATCGCAGAAACCTGATATCATAATTGTAGATTATGCTGACTTACTCAAGGGACACAATAAGGAATTGAGATTTGAATTAAAGCAAATCTATGAAGGACTCAGAAGTCTGTCAGCAGAATATGATTGTCCTGTATGGACTGCATCCCAAACAAACAGATCAAGTTTGGATTCTGAGATAATAGAGGCAGATAAGATATCTGAAGACTATAGTAAGATAGCAATTGGAGATTTTATCATATCATTATCACGAAGAGCTGAAGATAAAGTATTAGGTATTGGAAGATTTCACGTTATTAAAAATAGATTTGGAGCAGATGGTGTAACATTCCCATCTAAGTTTGATGCATCCAATGGTAACATTGAAATATTCAGAGAAAATTCGGGAGATGCTGTAAAAATAAGAAAAGAAGTAACAGCTTTTGATAATGTAAATAGAGATAAAGAAAGAGAATCTTTTTATGATATGTTTGCAGAATTTAAGAATTCCTAAATAATTTAGTTATATTTATATTTGCTTACATTGTTATAAACAAAAAAAATCTTAATGAAAAAGAAAAACATATTTGAAGGAAGAGTTAATATACTTCCTTATGAATACCCATCTCTATTAAAATATAAAGATGCTATAAGACATTCATATTGGATAGACACTGAATATAATTTTACTACAGACATTAATGATTTTAAAGTAAATGTGTCAGATGTTGAGAGGGATATTATTAAAAAAACTATGTTAGCCATATCACAAATAGAAGTTAATGTAAAAACTTTTTGGGCTGATATGTATAAAAGAATGCCTATAACTGAGATTGGTGACGTAGGTATGACCTTTGCAGAGAGTGAAGTAAGACATAAGGATGCTTATGCAAGACTGTTAAGAATCCTTGGATTAGAAGATGAGTTTAGGACAGTAGTTCAAATACCTGCTATTAGAGATAGGATATCATATTTAAGTAAATACTTAGATGGGACAAGGAGTAGAGATGATAAGATGTTTACCAAATCTGTTCTGCTATTTTCACTATTTATAGAACATGTATCATTATTCAGTCAATTTTTGATAATGATGTCGTTCAATAAAGAAAAGAATATATTTAAAGGTATTTCTAATGTAGTCGAAGCTACTTCAAAAGAAGAAGATATTCATGGTAATTTCGGAGTTGAAATCATAAATATTATAAAAGAGGAAAATCCTGAATGGTTTGATGAATCTTTTAATAGCTTAATATATTCAGCATGTAACAAAGCTTTTGTTGCAGAGTGTAAAATATTAGATTGGATTTTCGAGAATGGAGAATTAGAATTTCTACCTAAAGAAACTATCAAACATTTTATAATGAACAGATTTAATAACTCTTTGAATAAGATTGGTATGGATAGTATATTCGAAGTAGATACTACGTTATTAGAAAGAGTCCATTGGTTTGATTTGGAAATAACTTCATCTAAGGAAGGAGATTTTTTTTATAAGAGATTAGTAGATTATACGAAGAAGGAGAAATCTATTACAGAAGATGATTTATTTTAAAAAAAATTAGAAATGGAATACACAAAATATTATTGGCTAAATGAAGATTCTCGTAAGTTTCTCTCAAGAGGATATATAGAAGAATCTGCTGAAGATAGACTAAGAGATATATCAGAAGCAGCTGAGAGAATTCTTAATATAAAAGGATTTGCTCAAAAGTTTGAAGACTATATGTCTAAAGGTTACTATAGTTTATCTACACCTGTTTGGATTAACTTTGCTAAAGATAAAGGATTACCCATATCATGTTATGGATCTTACACTGAAGATAGTATGATAAGTATGTTGAATACTTCTACAGAGGTGGGTATGATGTCTAAGTATGGAGGGGGCACTTCTGTATATTTAGGAGAAGTTAGATCAAGAGGTTCTAAAATAAGGACAGGAGGAACAGCTGATGGGCCTGTTCATTACTCAAAACTGTATGATACTGTAGTAGATGTATGTAAGCAATCTGAGGCTCGTAGAGGGGCTTGTGCAGTGTATTTACCTATAGAGCATGATGATATATTAGATTTCTTAGATATAGCCACAGAGGGCAATCCTATACAAAATTTGCAGTATGGTATTACGATAGGAGATTCTTGGATGGAGGACATGAAAGCGGGAGATTCTGATAAGAGAAAAGTTTGGGCGAAGGTAATACAAAGAAGAGTAGAGTTAGGATTACCTTATATAATGTTCAGGGATACCACTAACAGAAATACTCCGTATGCAGATATTAAACATACAGAATCTTTAGAGATAGTAGCGAGTAACTTATGTTCTGAAATACAACTACCATCCAATAAAAATGAATCTTTTGTTTGTTGTATAGGATCTATAAATCTATTACATTGGGATTCCATAAAGGATACAGATGCTATTGAAGTATATGTTCAGTTCTTAAATGCTGTATTAGATGAATTCATAGAAAAATCTAAGAACCTAAAAGGTTTAGAAAGAGCACATAATTTTGCAAAAAACCATAGATCAATAGGAGTTGGAGTATTAGGATATCATTCGTACTTACAATCTAAACTAATTGCTTTTGAATCATTGGAAGCTAAGATGTTGAACAATAGTATATTTAAAACATTTAAAGATAAAACAGACTTAGCATCTATTAATTTGTATCAGTCAAATCCATCAAAATATAAGTGTATAAGAGATGGCTATGCTAATACTACCTTGATGGCTATTGCTCCAACAAAATCTACAAGTTTCATTCTCGGTCAAGTATCTATGAGTGTTGAACCTATGAAGTCTAATTACTTTATAAAAGATTTGGCAAAGATTAAAACAGTTTATAAGAATCCTTATTTAGAGAGTGAGTTGCAAAAATATGGATTGGATACTCCTGAAGTTTGGAAAAGTATTATGAATAAGGATGGTTCTGTACAACATTTAGATTTCCCAACAAAGGAAGTATTTTTAACTTTTTTAGAGATAAGTCCTAAAGAAATTATACTACAGGCAGCACAAAGACAGAAGTATATAGATCAATCGCAGAGTTTAAACTTGATGATACATCCATCTATACCTGCAAAGGATATAAATGCTTTGTATATATATGCTCATTCGGAAGGAGTGAAGACATTGTATTATCAGTTTAGTCAGAATTCTGCGCAAGAATTTTCAAGAAATATATTAGAGTGTAAGAGTTGTGAATAGAGAAGAGAAAGAACTGAGGGAGGAGGGGCTTTTGATTGCAATCAGAGTCCCTCCCGGTGATAGATGGATGCTCGTTGACTCCAATGGTAATCCCACAAAAGAAAACATCATAGAGGGCATTGTAGAGACTCTAAGCGAGTATATGCGAAATGAGGATTTCCATGGTGATTATAGATTAGCTCCTCTTAAAGGTAAACTATATGCCATCTATGAGAGTTATGTAGAAGTGGAGAAACCTAAACCAAAGAAATATGATCTGTATGGGGAGTTTTAGTTAAAATTATAAATTAGACATATGGAAAAAGTTTATAAAACAATTTTGTCAAAGTCTGATTTTGTAGAGTTATGGAATGAGATTCACATATCAGAAATAGTTGCAGTGGATACAGAAACCACAGGTATAAATGTATTTTCTGATTTAATAGTAGGAGCTTCATTTTCAACTAAGATTGGAAATGGTTATTATTTACCCACTCGTATATACAGTTCGGAAAAAGATTGTTTAGTGGATTACATTGTTGATGATGCATCTGCTGTAAATATTTTGAAAATAATTATAGAGAAGTTAAAAAATGATAAAAAGAAGATTGTGATGCATAATGCTTCTTTTGATACGTCAATTATAAACAATGAGTATGGAATAGATTTACTTGATGAATTGTGGATGGATACTATGTTAGCAGTCCACACTGTTCAAGAGGAAGGAGCTTTCTCCTTCGGAACTCCTTTCGGATTGAAATCGATAGCTCAGATGTATCAGAGTGAGTTGGGATTGAATGTTACTGAAGAAGCAAATATAGAACAGATTGAATTAAAACAAAGTATTGTAAAGAACGGAGGTACTACAACTAAAGATAATTACCAAATTTATAAAGCTGATTTGGATATACTATCAAAATATGCAGCAGCTGATACAGATTTAACACTTCGAATAGCTTATCTATTTTTAGGAAAAATACAAGATGAAAATTTAGAGAAGTTTTTTTTCGTGGATGAAGTAATGCCTGTTTATAAAGAAGTAACTATACCAATGGAGAGGAGAGGCATAAGATTAGATTTAGAATTGCTTAATAGTACTAAACACGAAATATTAGAAGTAATCAATGAAAAGAAAAAAGATGTTATAGATGAGCTAACATCTCTAAAAGAAGTTAAGAGTTGGATATTTGATCAAGCTTGTGTTAAGACATTCCCTCCTAAGAACAAAGGAAGTTTTGCAAAACTATTAGCTGCTAATGCTAATTTAGATTTACCTAAAGATAAAAAAGGAGAAATTAGATTATTAAAAAAAGAAATTGCTAAATTAGAAGATTCTCCTTACAAGAGATTTCTTACAGATATTGATAGTGATCACAATGTTCCTTCAAATGAATTACACCGAGTTAGTGTAAAATTGTGGAGAGATCACAATAATGGCGATTTGATAAATATACAATCAAAAAAACATTTATCAGAGATAGCTTTTGATTATCTCAAACTAAAACCTATATCTAAAACTAATAGTGGAGTTTCTCAATTTAATGAATTATTTATAGAGAGTATAAGTTCTAAGTATGCTTGGGCAAATAAACTAAGAGTGTACAATAAGTTAGTAAAGATTAATTCTACATATGTAGAGAGATTATTAGAGAAAAACAAAAATGGAATATTCTACCCATATTTCAAACAGCATGGAACTGTGTCAGGTAGATATGGTAGTGATTTGCAACAACTACCTAAACCTAAAGAAGAAGGAGATGATGATCCTATCGTATTGAATTTCAATAATAGAATAAGGGCTTTCTTTATGGTTAGGGAGGGATTCAAATTTATAGATTCTGATTATGAATCTTTAGAACCTCACATCTTTGCAAGTATATCCAATGATATTAATTTGCAAGAAATATTTAATAAGGGTCATGATTTCTATAGTACAGTGGCGATAAGGACTGAAAAGTTAGAAGGCGTATCTGCTGATAAGAAAGCACCCAACTTTTTGAAAAAGATAGATGCAAATAAAAGGCAGAAGGCAAAGGCATATGCTTTAGGTATAGCTTATGGTATGACAGGATTTGCGTTGGCTAAGAGTTTGAATATTCATAAGGATGAAGGAGAGAAACTGAGAGATGCTTACTTAGAGGGATTTCCGGGAGTTGCCAATTGGATTGCCGAATCCAAAAAGGAATTTGAAACCACAGGCACTATAAAAAATAAATTAGGAAGAGTAAGACATTTATGGAGAGGTAAATCAGTATTCGATCAATATGGAGATAGGATATTAGATTATGCATTTAGAGATACCATAGTAAAAAAGTTGGGAGAGGATAAAGCAATATCTTTGTACAGAGATTTAAAGAATGCTTATAACTCAAGTTTAAACTTTCAGATACAATCGTTAGCTGCTTCTATAGTGAACAGAGCAGCATTACACATAAACAGAGAAATAAAAAAGAGAGGTTCCAAAGGACAAGTAATAGCTCAGATACATGACCAATTAATTGTAGAAATAGAAGAGGATAGAATTGAAGAATTTCTACCTATAGTTAAGCATATTATGGAGAACACTACAACTCTTGATGGAGTTACATTAAAAGCTCCTCCTGAAATTGCAACTAATTTTTTAGATGGTCATTAAAATATATTATTTTTAAAAAAATTATTGTATATTTGTAAAAATTTTAGTATGTCAAAAATTTTAGGATTGGATGGAAATCCAAAGCAAATGAATATGAATGTTGATATTACACAGCAACCAACTCTAAAATGCAAGAGTTGCAATTGTATATTATTTGAACCTGTATTCATTATGAAAAAAATAAGTAAGATTGTAACAGGAACTCCTAATGATCAGTTAGTACCTATCCAAATACTAAGATGTTCAGATTGTGGAGAAGTATTGTTAGAATCAGTTCCTAATCCTAAATTTTTAGAAAATGAGTAAGATAGAAGATTCAGTTGCAGACAAAATACTGAAAAGAGCTGAGGTTGGTGAGCAGAAGTATGGTGTAACTATGGAGAGAAACGATTTATCAGTAGTTCAATGGTTAAACCACCTTCAAGAAGAACTTATGGATGCTACAGTATATTTAGAAAAAATAATTCAAGAGAATGAACATAGAGTCCGTAAAGAATAAAATACAAGAATCTTTTAATGTAGTTGTTAATTCTGAAACAGGGGGGAGGATATCCTACTCTCAGTTTTCTAAATATGCTAAATGTCCAAAAAGTTGGGAGTTGGCATATTTAAAGAATTTAAGAACTAAAGATCCTTCGATACATACGGTATTTGGAACAGCATTTCATGAAACATTTCAGGATTACTTAAAAGTATATTATAATAAATTAGATAATTCTTTTAAGAACTATAAATATAAGGATAGACTAAAAGAATTTATAATTGAAAATTATAAAAAAGATGTAAAAGACATCGAACACTTTTCGACTCCTGAAGAGTTGAATGAATTTTGGACAGATGGAAACGTAATATTTGAAGAACTATTACCTAACATAGGTAGTTATTTTGATAATAATAGATACGATTTATTAGGTATTGAAGTACCTCTATATACTGATGCATCTGAAATAGACTATGATGTTAAAATGTTAGCATACATTGATATCGTACTGTATGATAAGGTTATGAATACTGTAGTCTTAGTTGACATTAAGACAAGTTTCAAGGGTTGGAACAAATACATGAGGAATGATAAACTTAAACAAGCTCAATTATTATTTTACAAATATTATTTTGCAAAACAATATAATGTAGAATATGAGAATATAAATGTTAAATTTTTAATAGTAACGAGAAAATTGGACTATGGAGATAGTAGAGTATCATTATTTTCTATAGCGGAGTCGAAAGAAGAAATAGAAAATTCTATTTTAGAATTAACTAATTTTGTAGAGAATTGTTTTGAAACAGATGGTTCTTATAAGCAAAATCAAATTTATTATGCTGTATCAGGAGACAGAAACAAGAATTGTAAATTTTGTGAGTTCAAAGATAGAGAAGATCTTTGCCCAAAGAAAGGAAGACTCAAACAACGAATACCTTAAAGTAGGTATTGTTAGTTGTATCAACTACC